GCGTTCTCAGAGAAGTCATAGTCACCTAGCTTGCTGATATGAGAGAACCCATTACGCTTAATCAATCCATCCTTTACTGAAGCGTGACAGTTCAACGAGTCATTACATTGACCCTCATATTTCAACCTATCTGGCTGCTGGCTAATCCCACCAATCAAGTTGGGGATCGTTGTATTGATGATCGGCATTATCCGTAATGGTTCATAGATCCACCTCTGCGAATCCGTCTATTAGTAATGAGCTGGCTGATTGTGTTATCAAAAATTGTGGCATTAGAGGAACGTGCATCTGAGTTCTCTGCATTTGCCTTAGCTTCCATCTCTTCCTGTAGAGTGAAGCTTACTGTTGCTTGATCTCCTATGGTTCTTGCTGCTGTAATTCTAGCTGCTCGGATAGTGATCCATTTGCGAAATTGTTCTGGTAGGTCATCCCAGTTGAGGAAGCTTGTTATAATAGCCTTCAACTCTTTACCGATGATATATGTCCTATCAGTTCTATTGTACACTCTCACACCACGTTGGATGTAGTCTTTGATGTCTCCACTCATGTGGTAGTTCACACCCATCTTAGGGATGTCAAAGGATAGTGTAGATTGTGGCAGTGTAATAGTGCCATCTGTATTTGGTGGTAAGGGGAACTCATACTCAGTATTGAAGTCATACCCTTTAGATTGGATCTCACGGCTAACCTCTTGCAAGTTGCTAAGAGCTGTAGTCGCTTCTAGTGGTAACTCATCATTGAGTGAGTTCACTGGTTCTTCGTCAATGATCTGTAGGATCGTGTTGACTGCCTCTAGTTCCGTTGTAAATGCGTTTGCCATGAGAAAGAAAGCTGCGCCCCCACCAAGAAGGACGCAGCTAGGTTAGGGATTAAGTAAGGTTGCCGTCAGAGATCTCTACAGCAGCTTCTGGACGAAGCACACCATGACCAAGCATATACTTAGCAACGTAGAGGTTAGTCTGATACTCCATCTTCCACTCCATCTCAGTAGCAAGATCCATCAACTGGACAGTACCGATTGCAGACTTGTGGAAACAGAGGATACGTGAACCTGTGAAGTCTCCGTTGTAACCGATTCCATTAGAACCGAACACATCGTTGTTTGAGCCACCATCATCTACTGCGCTAAGGTCTTGACCATTAGGCATGTTGTTGGATGAGAGGATCTCGAAACCAGCGATCTTACCAAGTGTACCTTGAGCGTAAGAACCTTGACCACCAATGTCTTGGTTAAGCACACGGTTAAGCTGTGTCTCTGGGAACTCGGAAATGAGTAGGTTATACTCAGCAGAAGGCATGATAGCACAACGATCTTCAGCAGGTACGTTCTTCTCATCTAGCGCAGTCTTAGCAGCGAAGAGAGCGTCAGAAAGCTGAATAGCAGATGTGAATGTAGCACCAAAGCCAAGGTTCACATCATCAGCACCTTCACCACCACCAGCAGCATCAGAGAAGATACGAGTACCACCGAAGATACGATCTCCATCACGAGTGAGGGTAGCCTCTGTACGTGCAGCAGCGTAAGCTACTTTGATACAGGATGCGTCAAACTGGTTAGCCAATGCACGACCAAGCTCTTCAGATTGAATTGCTGTGGATGCGTCATGGTTAAGCTTCATGTCATCTTCAGAGATTGCCACTGCTGAGATGAGTGGTTTATCAATGTTGATTACTCGCTCACCACGGAGGATGTTGTTGAGCAGACCATTTGCAGGGTCTAGGATGTTAGTACCACTATCGAAGTAATCCGCAGTTGCAGTACCAGTAACAGTGAACTGAGCAGACTTACCATATGCAATGGTCTTAGTCATGTGACGAGACTTCATAAGGTTTACCTTGTCAAAGGTAGCCATAGTTTCGCCAGAGAACACCTTGAGGAACAAGGCACGATCGTCTCCTGCTGCATTGATCTGACCAATGCGGGACAGGTTAGTATTTTGAGCCATAATATATAATTAGGTTTGTGTTTGTGTTTTGTTTGTTTGGTATTCCCCTTTACTTAGACGTTCCACATATCATTGACTGTCGATGTTATCCAGAACACTGGGCATCCGTTGAACATATATCTCGTTTGGGTTATAGGAAATTGAAATTGTTTACCAGCTACTCGCTGCTACTCTATCACGTACTTTCTGTGTATAAGCAGCATCGACTCCATAGCGTGGATCTTGCATAGCTTGGCTCATCTCAGCAGGTTTATTGAAACCTTGCGTTGATGATGGTGCAGACATTCCTTTAAGCTGATTGCTTGGTGGAACACTATTGCTATTACTATACTTGCTATATAAACCACTTACTGCCAAGTCAATAAGACCCATATCTCCAGATTCAACTGCATCATTATATGCTGATTGCTCTTCTGATGATAGATTCTTGGCAGCCCATGCAGTCATTGCTTGGTAGTTTTGCTCACCACCAACTGACTCTTTAACTTGTGTGGCTGCCATCTCTGACTTTAGCTGCTGAAGCTCCTGTGCTGCTACAGCATTGGCTTTATAGCTATCTACAATGTCTTTGGAGATTCCTGCTTCTTCAAGTTGCTTGTAGGATTCTTCTGTGATCTCTCCTGTATTGAAGAAGTCTTCTGTAGCCTTCTGAATAGCTTCGTTCTGTTGGGGAGTCTCACCTTGTGGAGCTTCCTCACCTTCAGCCTCTTGAGTAATTTCGAGCGAATTGTCTTCATCTTTGGGTTCTTCTGTAGGTTGCCCTAACTTAGTCTGTAACTCAGCGTAGGCTTTAGCCATATCTTCTGGCGACTCAAACTTAGGGTCTAGCCATTCTGGTCGATCTGACTGCGCCTCTGGTGTCTCAGTGACCTCCTGTGTAGGTTCATCGCCTCCGATGTACTCCTTCACTGCTTCTGCACGTTCCTCAAGAGTTGGCTCTGAGGATGTGTTCGCTTCCATTTGTAATGCTTGGTGTGACATATATTATTCTGGTTGTTGTGAGATGTTCTGGGCAATTTGAGGAACTGCTTGTTCAGCCATGCCCTGCATCATCTGTTGGTTTTGTTCTTCAGCTAATTGCTCCTCGTCTTTTACAAGACCATCTGGATCAACGCCAAGAGACTTAGCTTTCCTACTCATGTACTCACCTACGTTGATGTAGTTAAGTGCAGCTTCCCCAAACTGCTGAATAGAACCGCCAATGAATTCTTCTAACTTCTGAAGATCGTTACCCCGACCAAGAGCATCAACACCAGTGACAATAGCTGGCTTAACAATCTCTTTAGGTAGTTCTCCAATCTTCCCTTCCTTCTTCAGCTTGGCTAACTTGATGTGAACCAACTGATACTGTAAATCTGTAGCTAGGATAGAGTACAAACCACCAAGGGTAGACTCTAGTTCTTGTGTGATTAGTCTGATCTCTGCTGCTGTAACACGTTCTGCATTACGCACACCACTAGCACCGCTTAGAAACGCTTGTGATAGCTTGTCCTTCAGGCCATTAAGCACCTGCATTGCAACGCTCATATCACCCTGCTTGTTGACCTGTAACGGCTGCACAGCCTCTACCTGTCCAGATGCAAACCCACCATTCTCTGTCTGCGCTAGATCACGAATGTTTGTCTGGCTATTAGGATTCACTAGGAAGATCACACGTGCTGCTGCTGCTGAACACTCAAGGATAGCCTTACTCAATCCTTCTGCTGAGTTCAGATCCCCAATATATTCTTCAATGTAACCACGGCCATAATGCTCTCCATCAATGCGAGACCAACGAAGAGCCATATAAGGTGATTCTTCTTTCTTATATTTACCTCTTGATCCTTCAACCTCTTCATCGTTGAGTTCTTGGTATGAGACCCACTTCCCATCAATGAGTTCACAGATAGTGAATAGTTCAACCTCTTTACAACCAGAGTCTTTAGAGAGTGCTTTCATGCGGATCTCTTCATCCACTGTCTCAATACCTACAGCCTCACGTGTGATGATCACTAATGGATTACCAATGGGGTCACGCTCAACTACATAGTCATTAAGTCGGTAAACACGATCACCATCCTCATCCATCTTAATGAGGACGTTACCAGTGAGGATTAACTGACGTAATGCACCATACAAAACATTGCGGAAGCCAGAGGACTCAATATCCTTCATAACCTCACGCTCAACCTTAGCTAAAGCTTTATCCAATTCTCCCTTGGTAGCAGAGTCCAACCCTTCCTGTGCAGCCTTAACGTCATCAATCAAGAGACGAAAGAACGGAGCATTAGGAGGGAGTAGAGCAAGCAATAGCTTAGATGCTAGGCCATTAAGACCAGATGCACCGATACTCTGATAGGGTGTGATGAAGTCTGTAGCCGATGTAGTGCCACGCCTAGGGAATAGGTGAGGAATAGTTACATCTGCTGCTGCCTCTGCTCTATCACGATACACAGAGCGATAACTGGTAAGTTGTTCATACCTACCAGATAGAGTCTTAGCTTGGTTGTTGTTTTGTTCTAGTTCCATTACCAATCAGCGTTCTCGCCACGTGTATCAATATGAACGAAAGTCTTATACTCAGATAGACCTCCCTTAAATTCACCTGCATCTCTATACTTCTTCAACTTGTGGTATAGTCTTGCAGGGGATAAACCAGAGCATTGAATGTCCAATGCCTTAAACTCTTTATGTAGGGACTTAGATGCGCCTCCTACCTGCTTGTTGTACTTGTCAGCACGATATGAGCTAGTGATTCGGATAGGTAGACCAATCTCTTTGCGGAGCTTGTCGAGAATCTTCACACCTTCTACGATATTCTTCCACTTAGATTTAGGTGGATAACCATTTAACTCACGCTCAAAGTAACGTGTGAACTCATAAGCTTTGAAGTATGTAAACCCCTGCTTATCAAACCATTCTGTAAATTCTTCTTTCTTATCCATAATTAGATCTTGTTGTATTTATCATATCTACCATTGATGAGAACATAAAGAGATTTCACATCACGTGGGATTACCTCCACAGCTACAGTAAGAACTTCCAGCATCGCTTGCATTCTATCGAAATTACTCACGTACTGATCCGATGCAGCTATGCTCTCTAGGCGGTCTAGAAATGAATTAACGATCTCAGAGCGGTATTCCTCATAACGATGAACGAAGTACTTAGCATCCAGCTCACTCACCCCACGTTCAATGAATACTTCAATAGCCTTGCGATTGTATTCTTCAACAAGCCAAGTGATTCCAGTCATCATCTCAAACTTGAAGTGACGAGAGTTAAGAATCTCAAATGATGGGGATTGAATGAATTGATGGAAGAACTCATCAATCGCCTCAGTCTTCTTACTGATCAACGTAACCATCATATCACGCTTGAACTGGTTAATCTCCCCAGACTCAGCAGAGAAGTCAGTCTTACGCACCTTAGCTTCCACATCCTTTAGAGAACGGAAGAAGTCATGCGCCAATAAGTCATCTTTGGTAATTTCAACCACTCGCTTCTTAAAAAACCACTTCAACTTAATTGATGTAATGAGTTTGCTAATCGGCTCCTTAAATATATAAAGAGGCACTAATGTAAACATCGCTGACAGTTTGCCGAAGATTGGCAATGAATCCAATATGTCTAAAAATCTTTCCACCTTAAAACTGTTTATGATTACCTTCGCACTTAATATAGTTAATTACAGCTTCTGGGCAAAGAAATTCATTATCATTAAGTAATTTTCTATACGCCTTACCACCAAATACTTTTACCGCTGTGTACATAAGCCTCATCTGCGTCTCAGATAAATAACCTTGGTGCTTCATTATATAGTAGAAGATAGCATCTGCATCCTTCTTACTCTTAACTTTAGCATTGTACATCCAGTCATGCACTACAGCCGCAGCAATAACTTTAGGATCATACGGAGTAACACCTAGAACCGACCACGCAAATCTAGGAATACTAGCACCATCAAATATGAAGCCAGCAGGTACATCAATAACTCCATAGTATTCATCTACGTAAACAAATGGTTTTAGGGTTATCTTCAGTTTACCAAAGTCTCCTGTAATCAACTTGTATGGTATGCGCTCCGTGATCATTATTCCTCTTCTGGTAATACTGGTAGGTCAGAAGTCTTAACAAGGTTTTCAAATACTGGAACTAGACCAGACATAGGGAGATAACCTTGTGTATGAGCGTGGCAACACTGAGTGCCAATAAACTTACGGCTAGCTCTTTCAATGATAAAGCAATTAGGCGCAAGCCATTGAAGCCAAGTGACTTGCTGCTCAAGACCTTCTTCATCAGTCTTTAATGCACCTGTAACACCTAGAGGCACAAGGTCATTCTCATCATCAATCTCGATACATAGCGCAAAGTCTTCCACATCACCGCCTTGTGATACAACGTACTTAGCGTTATCTAGTTCCAGCTTTGCGTCGAATACTAGGTAGCAGCAGTTGGGATCTTCATACCAACGTGTAGCGCATTTACGCCCTGCATCTTCTGCCAGTGCCTTGAGTGCATCATCACCTGTGGTGTGATCCAACTTTGCTTCATTTACTTTTAGGGTAGCCATGATAATTATAATTAAGGTGTGTCACTGACGATGTCAGCAGATGTCATATTGTTCATAATGAAGATGCAGTTAGCTTCAGATCCAGAATCTTGAAGGTAAGGGTATGTGTCTCCGTCTCCCATTCTCCACCAATGAAGAGGTTCATCGCTAAGGCTTGATAAATCTAAAGGGACTCCACTGTTGTAAATGTCACTAACATTGCCACTCTGATCGGAGTCCCAAATAGCCAGCTCATCAACTTTTGAACCACTTCGCATGTAGTTCCC